ATTGTTGCAGTGATGAATCAGATTTATCACACACATCGTAACGGGCGGCTTCAATTTCAGCAAGTGATTCCTGCAAAAATTCAGTAATGTTGGCCGTCTTTTTAGCCGAATTCAAGGTAATTGGGCCAATCAGACCGTACCGGCCTTGGTAGGCTTCGGCAAAGTCATCAGCCGCACCAATGATGCGGTTGTAAAAGATGTTAAGCGCTTCGTGCTTGCTAAAGCTGCGGGTGTTCAGGTGTACGGAATGTGCGACATCCCGCGCCAAGAACAGCAAGCCTAAAAATTCATTTGCTTTCATTGTGGCATTCCTTGTGGAGGCATCATTTGTTCAGGTGGCATTTCTGGCGGCATCATCTCCATGGGCATGGATTCTTCGCGCATCTCAGGCATCTGGTTAACTGTGTTTTGCGACTCCATGGCCGCAGCCACCACACCCATGGCAATGTCTTGGATCTGCTCTTCAGTCATACCGGCCTGCACAGCGGCAATGCGCTTAGTCTCGGCATCATACAGTTTGATTTGAGCCTCAAAGTCTTTGCGCTCCAAGTCCTGCATCTCAATAGATTTGCCGACATTCTGGATCATCTGGTGCATCTGCTCCATCTCGGCGCCCATAGCCTCAATCTGCTGTTGGGCCGCTTGCAATGCTGGGTCTTCGTCACCGTCAGACAAGAACTTGGGATCAATCGTCTTAGCAAAGCGCTTGGACATTTCCTGTGCGCCAGGCCAGTCCATGTTCTTGACAAACAAGTCACCGGCCACTTGCCACAGTTGGGGATTACCCTGTAACAGTTGAGCCATGGCTTCCAGCGCCTCTTGGCGCTTGGTTGCATAGCCTGGGCCAGTTGTGGCCACCACATCGTACTTGCCAACACCAGGGTTGTAAATCTTTTCGATCACAATGCCGTTCTGATCCACAATCTTATTGACGGGTTCTTGCTGGTCAGGGTTGATCTTGACCATCTTAGTCTCGCCGTCTTCACCAATGATGCGGGCAATGCGCTGTGTGTCGTAAATTTTGGGGATCAAGTCCACCAACTGACGGGCCACATGGCGCACGGCACGGGTCAGGTTGTCACCATAATGGTAAGTACCGACATCACCCTCGCGCTGGCGGGCCAGAATGGCTTTACCAGAGCGTTCGTTAGAACCCATGCCCAAACTAGCGTTATATTGGCCAGTTGTAGACTTAATGTCCTCAGATGCGCCTGCTTTGGCCTGCAATAGACCGCTAGAGGCCATTGGCGGCTGTGCCCGCTGGGGTAGTGGCAAGACTGCGCCTTGGCCGTCTGTAACGTCTGGATTGACCTCAAGGTATGGCCAGTTGTTTGTATTAGCTGTCTTCCACTTGTCCTCATAGCCCTCAAACTGGCCACCATAACCAATGAACGGAGCCTTGGGCGCCAGTGCCAGCATCTCAGCTTCTTGAGACACCCAGTAGTTGTACATGCGCTGGGCATCTTTGGCATTACGCACCAAGCCAGAGATGTAAATACGGCCATCAACCTCGAACTCGTTGCCAACAACACGGATCACAGGGATCCATTTGCCAGCCCACTCTTTTTGTTCAAGGATTTCGTAGCCGTTGATTTTGCAATACATCACCCGTGGGCGCTCAGACTCACGCGACTTGATGGCTTTGCCAAACATGTCCTTAAGCATCTTGTCTTCAGGCGTACCTTCAAAGGCCGACTGGTTGCCGGGGTACAAATTTAGTTTGGTTGTGTCGTATTCAATGTAGTAGTAACCCGCAATACGCACTGTGTCTTCATTAAGCCAGTTGCTGATTGACTGGTCGCCTACACCAAGGGACTGCAAGGTAGAAATAGGCGCGGCATCAGGATACTGGCGCTCATATTCTGCTTTGGTCAGGTCTTCGGTAATGAAGCAATACTTGGCATCCGCACCCGTTGGATCTTGGATCAGCGGATCCATGTAGACGCTAAAAGAGTTACGAATACGACCAATCTTGATGTCCTGATCGAATGTGTTCTCGTCACAATATTCGGTCATCAGGGTAATGTAACCCTCGCCATAAGCCACTTGGTTCTCGCACGCTGTGTCATAGGCCACATCAGCATCTGACATGTACTCAATGTGCCGGATCATGCCGTTGAAAATGTCAGCCACTTCCACGTCAGCATCGTCATCTACAGGAATGACCCGTGCGCCTGGGCGGTTCTGACGCATGTCATTCGTCACCTGACGAACGTGTTGCGGCAGCTTGTTAATTGTGAGCGTTGGGCGTGCGTTGATCGTTTGACCTTGCACCGCACCACGGGTGGCCAGTACGTCAGCGGGCCACTGCCAGTGGTTGTCAGGGGATCCGGCATAAAAGCGCAGATCGTCAATTTCATCCTCACGGCTTTCAGCCAGTGCGGCGACGGCCATGTCCAACCGAGCGCGGGCGGTTGTCAAAATGTCTGAATCAGACTTTGGTGGTTTGCCGCCAGCAGCTACGTTAGCCGCTGCGACTATTCCGGTTGGATCATTCATTCCAAAACCCCTAAAATATGAGGCTCACGCATCACGACGTACATCTTGCCGTCTTGTTTAAATTCTTGCCCTACGCCAAAGTATACATGGTCGCCGACTTTGATGTCCAAACATTTTGGGCCAATTGAAATTGCAATGCCAGTACCTAACTTCTCAGTCTGAGGCAACACAAACAAGGGGTGCTTGTCCACATCGCGCTCAATGATGATGCAGTCTTGCAGTGCTTTCATTTTTTCTTTTTCTCTGCTTCGCGCTTGACTGAGTAAGCAATCGCCACAGCTTGTTTGACTGGTTTGCCAGCTTTGACTTCAGCTTTGACGTTCTTGCGGAAGGCTTCGGGTGATTTTGATTTGACCAGTGGCATGGTTACTTCTTCTTCGCAGTTTTAGCAGATTCTTTGAACGCCTTGGCCGTTGGTGCGCCCTTGTCGCCTGGCTGGCGCATTTTCTCTTTGCTGCCAGCGGCTATGCGCTCACGTTTTGCGTTGATATTGGCATAGAGTCCGGGCTTTTTCATACTAACACTTCCATCGTTTAAGAGCTGCTTTAGCGCGTTCGCCGTCCTTGGCGTTGGCCGCTACAGCGCCCACCCTTGCACAAAATGAGTCCTTGCGACCTTGGTCTGCCTTGGTCTTGGGGTTAGGCGCTGGCGCCTTAAGGTTCGAACCCGTCGCGGCGTTGTACTTCTCACGCCCTTTGGCCGTCAAGCCAGCACCTTTAGACACCGGCAACTTTTCGCCGCGTCCGACACTTAGAGATACTGACTTTTTAGCCATCACGACCCCATCCAAGAAGTTGCAACCACGCTTCTGTCACTGTACATGCGGCGCTGCGTGGATTCACGCGCCTCACGGTGGGCCACGGCAAAGGCAAAAGTCACGCAGATTGCGTCAGCCGCGTCGGGCGAGGCCAATCCGCGTGCCTTCATGTCCTTTTTCGACTCCAAAAAGATAGTCCCTTTGGAGTCGGGTTTCATCATAGGCGAAATTAAATCAGTTTTAAGAAACCTGTCAAGCGGGATTGAAGCAGTTTTCAACCAATCCTTCATTTTGCCCCACATTTCGGCCCTTTTGTTGCCATACATGACCGGATTCGTTGATTTATTGCCAAAGTTGACACCTTTGACTTTGTACCTTTGCTCCTTCAAACGATCCACAATACCCGCACCCAGCCCGCCTTCGTCGATCACGACCAGCGTGGGCTTATACTGCTCAATCGCTTCAATCACATGGCCAACAACAGTCATGGTGTCGTCGCCCCGATGGCGCTGAATTGAGATAATGTCCCGTCCTTGCCGCACAGCGATAACTGTTGCATCCGCACCAAAGCGTGCTGGGTCTACACCGATCACGATGGGTGCTGACTGGTCTTGGTACTTAGGCCGTTTCATGGCCTCGTCTACCAAGTTGGCCGATATGAACTGATCGTCGCCCTCAGATGGGAACTGACCGTACACCTCGACGTGGGCTTGGCTAGAGTCGGCACCGTATTCGTCAATGATCTGCTGGTAGACCTGCTTGTCCGTCCCCTCGACCGTTCGGGCGTCAACCACCTTGGTAATCCAGAACTCCCGTTTGCTGTTAAACGCCTCGTAGAAGTACCCAGTGTTGCGGCGTGGGTTAGAGAACGCCATCCAAAAGCGGTTAGGCGTGTTCTCTGTAAAGAATCCACTTGTCACCGCCCAGATGCTATCTTCAATACCTGACGCTTCGTCGAACACAACCAGCACACCGTCGAAGTTGTGGACACCCGCGTAAGCGTCGGGGTTCTCCGCTGACCACAGCCGCCCCTCGACGCCCCAGTAGCGTGTGCCTTTTTTAAGATCACGCTCGACCAATTCCGTGAGCCACTTAGCTGGCATCACTCTTGTCGCCGACACCTCAAACCAATGGCTGTTGATGGCAGTCGCCAGCCACTTGGTAATCTCCGCCCATGTGACTGACCGAAGCTGTGACTCACTGTTGGCCGAGATGATGGTCGTCGAGCCGATGCGCGTTGTCAGCATCCAAATAGTGATCCAACTGACCAGCGCGGATTTCCCAATACCACGGCCAGAACTGACGGCGTGTCTCAAGGTATTGAAGTCTAGTTTGCCCTGATTGTTTTTAATGTGGTCGGTAATCTCTTGCAAGACCTCGCGCTGCCATTTGCGTGGGCCTTTGAAATGCTCTAGCGGTGTGCCAGGCTGACCCCAAGGAAAAGCGAACATCACAAACGCCAGTGGGTTGTCCTTGATGGCTGGCGCCCATAGCCGCGCCATCAGTTCCTGTTCGTCTTCAGCGCTGTATATGGTCGATTGCATTTAGTTGTGGCTCGATTATTGTTGCGTCTTCTACTGTGAGGGCACGTTTGGTTGCCTCGGCCAGCGCGCCAGTGATGGAGATGCGCTGATCGACTTCGACAGATATAGCCTGCTTGGCCACCCAGCCGTGTTGATGTTTGAGGATTTCTAACGCTGCCTTAGCGTCGCCGTTTGCTGCGGCTTGGTGGAGGGTGCGGGACAGTTCGATCTCGCCATCAGCTTTGCCCTTCTGCGCGGCGAGTTCCACCACGGGGTCAAGTTGCGTGAGTTGTCGGTATTCAATAGGCAGCATGCCTGCGGCTAACGCCAGTGCGTCGCCCTTGAGGCCCAGTTTGGCCGCGTCATATACCGCCTTCAAGCGCGACTCTGTCGCTTCGACCTTGCGCGGTGTAAATGGAATCGAATGGAACATGTGTTCTCCTGCGCGTTTGCGAGTGCTGTAAGTTTACAACAAAAAAAATTTAACCAAAAGGGCAGATTGCTATAAGAAAAAAAATTGTTCGCAAACGCTACGTTTTCGTTGGCCCTTTGCGCTCGGCCCTACCCCCTCCCCCTCAAAGTTAATGGCCACTAACCTGGCAGCATGTGGGTCATTGTGTGTCGTGGTCATGTGGCCGCGTAGTCATGCGCCGTGCGTTCCGTGTGTCATTGTGAGTCATGGTTTGCAAGTCACATGGCCACATCATGTGGGTCATTGTGGGTCATGGCTTTTGCATAGCACACAATGACTCACGCGGAAAGGTAACGAACTTTATGTTTTCGGTTTGTGGGTCAACGTGGGTCATTGTGACGGCACTTTTCAGTCGCGCCCAAAACGGTGGCTTACACCATACTTACAATATACAAACTAAATCTTAGTTATAAGAAAACATGACTCACAATGACACACAAACAGATTTTTTCTATATGTTGTAAGGCTTTGCGCGTGAGTCATTGACGCGCCTTTTCGCTACACACACGCGACACACTTTGACCCACTTTTGCAGCAAACCTTGTTTACCTGGTAGGGGGCAAACTATTTTCAATTTATTTTCAATAAGGTGTTGACAATGTAAAGAAATCTGTTACGCTAGAAGCTCGCTTCGGCGAAAACGGTAAATTACAGTAAACGAAAGGTAAAACATGAAAATTCAATTTGTGACTGACCGCGATTACGGCGCGCCTCAACTGATCTCTGTATCTGTTGAGCAAACCGCGCCAACTGACTTTGATCAATTTGTAGATATAACCGCCGTGTTTCACGACACCGCAAGACACATCAAGGGGCGCGTTTATTTGCCCATGATGAGCGCGGCCTACACCGCGCAACAGCTCGAGCGCGAGATCATGCGATCTTATGACGCAAACCAATACACCGATATTTGAAAGGCAAACCATGAAACACACCGTTTATGACATTCTTACCGCCGTGGCCATTGGCCTACTTTTAACCGTAGGCGCGTTGGCCTACTTTGACATTCTTTGGAGCTGATCATGAACTTTGTATTAATTCAAAACGTAAACGACGAACCCGTCTACGCCATTGAGTTGGACGGCGCGACGATCTTCAACCCTAATTTCAGCGAATGCGGGCGCTTTGTAGTTGACCCGTTGACGCATTACAAATTAGACCAAAAAACTGTAGACGCGTTGGCAATGCTCAACGCCCATTTCAACTATTCAACGGAGTGCTAAAAATGTACTTTGATCGGTTCGACATTTGTGAAGCCTATTTCTTGGCTTTGTCTCATTGTCATGGCGGCCAATGGTCGCGCGAATATGCGCGCCTTTGTCGCCTTATGCAATATTTCAAACCCTCACCCATGTTGTCAGTTGAAACCCTCAACGATAACGCCCGCGAAATTTATGAGAGCGCATGCGCTCGCTTTTTAATTGGAGTTAAAAATGACTGATAAAACTTACAACGGCTGGACAAACTACGCGACTTGGCGCGTTAACTTGGAAATTTTCGACGGCATGGAAGCGTCAGATTTTGACGGCGCCGACGACGCCGAGGTTGACGTGTACGCATTTTCGCAACAGTTGCAAGACTACGCCGAAGAAATTGTGTTTTTAGACTCTCACATTGGTGGAAAAACTCCAAGTTCTTTGATGGAAGACTACGCGCGCGCCTTTTTGGCCGACGTCAATTGGTACGAAATCGCCAAGCACATGGTGGACGAATATGTTGCGGAGAATCAAGATGAAAATATTTAAAGCCGCGTTTGAGTCTTGGCGTTTTGAATTTACCGCCTACGGTAAAACCGAGGCCGAGGCCATTGCAACCCTTAAAAAAGGTTTGATCCGCCACGCCGCCGGTTATGACATTGAACCCGACTGGTGGCATGACTACGCGGGCGACATTTACACCGTTGAGATAACCCTCGGCGCGTGCTATCGAGACAATTCACCGATTTTGGGGGCTAAAGAATGAAATTTATAAATAACCCCGTAATGACGTTTCACTATGGCAACGCATTTGAGGCAGACGGAATAAACCCCGAGGCTTTTGCCACTTTCACGCATAAAAGTATTGTTGACCGCGTTTTGATTGACAAGATCGCAAAAGTGGTGCGCGATCACGTCAACAAACACGATCAAGATTTCTGCAACGTAAAAATAACCTTTGAAGATTGGGATTGTTAAATGATAACTTTTGAACATCACGGTATAACCGTCAAATGCAAGCCTGAAAACGCCGTTGACTATCGGCGCTTAATGGACAAGCCGCCAAAGCCTCGCGCCGTGGCTGAGAAGCGCGACTATCCGAAGTGGAACCCTACAATGACCACGGGCGATTATTTGCGCGCCTATATCCGCTTAAATGACCGCCGCCGCATGATCGAATGCGGCCACACATGCGCCAATTACGACGGCGTGCCCACAATGTACGATCCTGCAGCACCCGAGGTTTTGGAAGAATTAGACGCCGATTATGTGCCCGTGGCCAAGGCACGCAAGATCACACCCAAACAAGCCATTGTGCAAGCCTTGGACGCGCTCAAGCTGGGCGATATCGACACGGCTCAATGTATTCTGACGGAGGCGCTCAAATGACTTATGAAATTATCAATAAAGAAACCGGCGAAACAATCGGCACTTATGCGACTTATGACGAGGCGTTTGCGGCTTATGAAAAACTGGGCTGGGCCATGACTGACCACGCAATAGGAGAAAAAGCATGAACCCAGTTATTGCCGAGGCGCTTGCGCCTTTCCGGCCACTCACCTACGCCGAGCATTATTACGTCGATCTGGGCTACCGGCACGAATTAGGCAAAGCCTTAGACCGCGAATATAGAGAGGCCATGGCCGAAGGGCCGGAGGCGCGCCGGTTGCTCAACAGAGGGGCTTTGGAGGCCATGACAAGGAGTTATTGACATGGTCTTACTTATCGCCGTTATACTGGCGGCGTTACTTGCCATTTTCCTTGACTTGTAACGGTTGCCAAACCTTTAAAGGCCCCTAGAAATAGGGGCCTTTTTTTATTTGACTAAGCGAACCAAGGGGGCGATTTTTGAGTCAGGCATGGCTTGAGCTAAGTCTCTCAATTCTGACTTGCCACGGTTGACCATGTCAGGCGAAGCGTAGACATGCTTTTTAGTTGTATGAGCGCGCGACTTGAGCAAGCCCATGTCAACCCAGCCCGCCTCACGGAAAGCATGCAGCAAAGCGGCCACGGGCAATTTCATACCGGCGGGCGCTTGGCCGGTCAGGCGGTCACAGACCGACTGCCAAGGGCCACCCAGCACGCCGGAGGCGAACTCACCGACACGAGCGCGCATCATCTCAACTAAGAATGACTCAGCGCCACTCATGCCGGTTTCAACCATGATGGCCTTGGCCTCAGTCATGGGAGGGATAGCGCCCGCGTTGAACGCTGACACGTCGCGCTCATAAAGCCATGCCGTCACGGCGGCGAACCCGCCCGACTTGTACCATGCCCACATGCCGGAGGCGACATCGGCCTCCATGCAAAGGGCGTCAGACCACAAAACAAACCAACGACGGTCATTGGACGGGATTGTGATGGCCATGCGCTCATTAGAGAATGCGACCACTTGCAAACGGTTGACGGCCTCATAAGGCGCTAGACCCTTACGCTGAATTGACAAAAACTCAGGCGGTGCAGCAATCACGGGTTTCATGCTGTTTTCAAGGGCGCGGCGGTCAGCCGCTTCGGGCTGGCGTAACTCATTCACAATCAGAATTTCGCACTCTAGGTGATAACCCCAAGGCGTTGACAAGTCTTTGTTATCCAGCTTTTTCACGTTGGCCAATGAGTCACCGCCGACGGCCCAGAAGAACGGCGCCCACATCGTATCTTTGCCCGAGCCTGGATGGCCGCCGTGCAGCACCGCGTGATTGATTTTCTTGTTAGGGTGTTGCAATTTGAAAGCCATCACATCCAAAACATGCTTGCGCTCAACGTCATCGGGGATCATGCGCTCAACGTGATCAAGCCATGGTGACGCGTCAGCGCCAGATGCCACGGGCGGGCGGGCGTCACGCCAACGGTTACCGTAGACCAGACCCTCACGGGCGCAAAGGATTGTCTCGCCTGGGGCGTAGGTTACGCCGACCAAAGTTTTAGCGCCCTTGGCCTGACGGTTTTCATCAAAGCAAACAGACGCCTCAATCTTGCGCTTGGCGTTGTTGATTGACTTGCAGTCAATGTGACGGAACAAAGCGTTGAACGTGCCACGGCCAATTTCGCGGCGGTCTTGCATGTCAAAGTAAGCGTCATCGTCTTGGATGTACGCAAAGCGCTCCCACCAACCGTCTTTTTCAATACGGCCCAGTTCCTTGCGCTCGACCTCGGCAACGATGGCCGCAGCCGCGTCAGGATAAGACTCATTAGGGGTCAACTTGGCAAGCGCCGCATCCATAGCAAACGTGAGCAACTCTTCGCGCAGGCCGGGGGCATGTTTTGGGCCGCCTTGATCTGACACCCATTGGAGAAACGCATTAGAGTCAAAGTCAACACAATGACTGTGCAAGCAACGGTAGGCACGATTAGCGGGCATGTAACGGCCCTCGGGGTTGCCGTCGGTATGCTCGGCAGAATTAGGGCAGATCACACCGGCCCAGCCCTCATTGTTAGGCTTTGACAACAGCAAGCCCTGACCCGACAGCCACGCCATCACATCATCTGCGCCATCGTCTGAAATGCGGATGGGACGCACGCCAACAGAGTCAGCAGGCGCGGGCACCACGTCAAGGGCTTTGCAGATTTGCTCAAGTGTGAAGTCGCGCTTTGGGTGGAACTCCACCAACTTAGCTGCAAAGTTGTTGCGGTCGGGCTTTAAGTTAATCGAGTCAGGCAGGCGAAAATTACGCACCGCATTGATCGCGCCCTTGTCGGTGTAGCCTGCATCTGCTATGGCTTTGATGGCCGCGCTGAAGTCGGCTTTGGTGGGTTGCTCTGAGAAGGCATAACCCCACTGGAATGAACCCTCAGACGTCTCGATCTTCCATGTCGGCTCAAGCGGTGGAATGTCTGCCTTAGTGCCCACATCGTCCAGCACCATCACAAGCACATACTCGCAGTTGGCGGCAGATACTGAGACGTGGCCGTCCTTGAAGCGGTCGATGATGAAGCTGGCCGTGTTGCCGTAGATCGCCCAGTCCTTTTTGATGTTGGCCGTTGGCAGCATTGCAGGCCATGTGCATTTGATTGCGCCGTCTGCATGGAACTGCATCTCGCCGTCTTTGAGTTGGGGCTTTTGACGCACGACAAGTGCAGTCTCACCCTCAGGTGCCAAGGAAATTAAAAATTCAAGAAAGTTCATTTGCCATACCTTTTCATAGTTTCAACTTCAGCGTTCAAGGGGAGGCCATCGGACCATGCTGGCGCTGTACACATCACACGTTTTAAATTTTCTGCCGCTTCTGGGTCGGCTGTTTCGACAACGATTTCGTCATGCACATGAAGCACAACGTCATCGAGTTGTCTGAGGGAATGTCGGAGTAGATCATTGGCGACCGCCTGAGTCACATTTTCACATGCCAAGCCTTTCCAGAGGCGGGCGCGTGGCCATTCTTTTGCATCTTGCGCGGGCTTCCATGCCGCCTTGGCATAACTGACGCCCTCGGGTTCTAATTTGGCATAGGGATAGCACAAAATCCGGCCAGATGG